CCTTTGCGGAAGCGACGGAAGCTTTCGAGTACAATGGCGAATACTGCCCCATGTCTGCCATGACCCTGGAATCCTCGGAATTTGGGAACCTACTGAACCCGCAGGACAAGGAGATGGTGGATTTACTGGTTTCTTTGTGGGATGGCAAGCAAGGCAGCTTCGAGAAAGCCACCAAGCATTCTGGGAAAGATTCGGTGCAGAACCCCTGGATCAATCTTATTGCATGCACAACCCCAGCTTGGATCGCGGGGAATTTCCCAGAGTATATGATCGGTGGTGGATTTACTTCGAGAACGATTTTTGTATATGCGGACGCAAAGGCCAAATACGTCGCCTACCCAGGACTCGACGTCCCTAAGAACCTCGGCGAGATAGAGCAAAAACTCGTAGATGACCTCAATTCCATCGGCCAGCTCATCGGTGAATACGTCCTAACCCCAGGGGCTATTGCCTGGGGCCGGAAGTGGTACGAAACCCACTACACCACCCGTCCGGCCAACCTTGACCCAGAACGCTTTGGAGGCTACATTGCCCGCAAACAAACCCACATCCACAAGCTCGCCATGGTCCTTGCCGCGTCCTCCGGCGATTCTCTCGAGATCACCGCAGACCACCTCGAAACCGCCCACACCATGGTCACGGACCTCGAACCCGACATGCAGTTCGTCTTCTCAAAGATCGGACGAAGCGACACCAGCCTGTATGCCGAACGGCTGGTGTCTTTTGTTCATACCAAGGGAAAAGTGGCCTACGCGGAAGCCTATCGCCACGTTCACGGATTCTTCCCGTCGATGAGGGATTTCGAGGACGTGTTGGCTGGGTGTGTGCGGGCCGGGTATATCATCCTCCGCCAGGAAGGTTCGTCCCACACACTGATCGCTGGAACCGCCATTGCGACGGCCCAGAATGGCACAGTGCTAAAAACCTCTGAAGGTTGAGGTTATCGTTTGGACAGCTCGGAGATCGTACCGTCTTTGACCTGCGAACTCCGGCTGGACCCAAACTCAAACCCATACACGTCCCGCACCGCCGATGCCAACACCCCGGCCACGAACATGATGGCATTCACGGCGCGCTCGGGCAATCCGGCATCACGGGCGATGAAAAACACGCACAACACCAATCCCCCGACCGCCAACACCGCGAGCACATCCGCCCGCCAATTGTACCGCCCGGCTTGCACAATCGCTACATCACGCCCACGGGCGTTTTGCCGATCCAACAGGAACGCCTTGTCCAGTTCCGCTTCATTCGCCATGACGGATTGGCGGAAAGCTATCACTGCATTCGGATCGGCCTTTAGCGTAATCAGTGCAGCCTCCCCGGTCGATTGTCCTGTGGCAGCTTTTGCAATATCAACAACCTTCGCCGCCGCTGCCTCCGCCTTTTCACTCCCCGTGATCCACTTGATGATCCCAGGGGCGAACTGCGCCAAGCCCATTGCAATAGTAATCGGGTCCATCTCAAGCTCCTAGTAAGTTTTGTGCCACTCGACGCGCCCAGCCTTTGCCTTGGCTTTCCCAGGCAGTCATATTCGTCATAGCCAGCAGTCTCGCTCCGTTAAACCTCGCGACGAAACGAGCTGGGGTGAAGGACCGTAACGTGAACAACGTAGCTGGCCCAATCGCCCCATCCACCGTAGCCCCGATCGCCGCCTGCAGCAACTTCGCCGCCGTCTTCGGCCCGGAGTTAACTGCCGTATCAAATAGGTCAAACGCAACTTCCGGCGGCACGCAGTCACACCCGGCCTTGAGCCAGTAGTCCGTCAGGTAAATCGCCTTTGCCTCATCTACGCGGAGGTTTTTAATATCCAGTTGCGGATACGACATTGCGGAGATTCCATACTTCGTCCCCTTCAGCGCCCCCTGCCCGATTTTCCCTGTCGTCCAATTTCCACGATCCTTCGGGTCATCAGAGTACCCTCCCTCATGCCCCAGGAGCTTTTCGAACGCATCGTCAAAATTCATGAGTGTCTCCAGCCCTGGCTAATCAGGGAAAAGTATACAACTGCGGCGAGGGCTGCCGCCAGCCCCCATCCAAGCACATTCCAGCCGAACTTCATGATCTGGTTATCCAGCCATTCCGTGATGGCTTCCTTGATAACCTTTTTCTGCTCCTCGCGGGATAACTGCGTATCATGCATCTCGGGTCCTTAACGAAGTTCTGTCCAGCGGCTCAGGGCTAGGTTGGCAAGGGCAACAGAGTAAGTAGCCCCGATGGGCACTATAAAGCTGATGGTATGTTCGTAATTACCAGCGTTCGAGAAAGGGCTGGTATAGTAGATTATGGCCGAATTCACACTTCCGGTAAGACTACCTTGCTGAGGGGAACCGCCGCTCGATACCCCAGTAGCGATGACCACAATTGGCCGTCCGGTGGAGTTAGTATAAGTTACCCCCGCCGCCCTAGAAGCGAATACATCCTGGTAGGACTGAGAAGTGCCGCCAAGAGCTGCGGCCGCGGCAGCTGCAGTTGCATTGTTTGTTGCAGCTGTGGTGGCGTTGGTCGTGGCTGTCGTTACCCCGACAGCGATGGCAGCGTTGACCTGCCCAAGTCGGGTGACGTCCGCTGGGGCTGTGGCGTCGGCCCCAGCGGTAAGACGCCCATCGTCATTGGTGTTCGCAATGAGGGTGCCGGAGTTGCCGATGAACCTGTGCGGGATCGCACTGTACCCTCGATAGGAGGTAGAGGCACTTGAAGCAAAAAATAACCGATTCGCGCCGCTACTGTCAGAGACCCAGACGTCAACAGTTCGGCTCAAGTAAGCTGCTACCGTCTGCGACAGTGTGGTAAATTCCTGATTCGCCGTAGCATTCAGCGCATTCGTGAACTTATGGTTCGTCAGGTCCACGTTCCCGGTAATCGGCGCTTGCCCGTCCCGGACCAAGGTCAGTGCCAGCCCCGCGCGAATATCGTCAATCACCGCGTTGAAGTAAGCTGCCCGAATCGTATCGCCCGCAACTGCCGGATACGTCGGGGGTGGTAAGGGGTCAAATCCGCCTACGCCGTTATATGGCATGAGTGTCTCCTATGTGTGCGGATTATGCCGCCATAACCTACACAATTATTGGTCAGCCGTCGCAGTCGCTGCGCCGATGGTGGAAAAGATAGCCAGTGCCTTTCCGCTCATAGGCGGCACTTTGCCAAGTTCGGCCAGCTTAGCGGCGCCCTCGGGGGTTGTCAAGATCTTGTCGAACTGCTGGAGGGTCTTTGCCATGGTAGCGTCCTCGATCCGCCGGGCTACCTGCTCAAAGGGCAGGAAACCGAAGACACGAAGGGCGTCAGCGCCGTAGGATTTCCCACTGAGTTGGAACACTTCCTCGCGTTGCAGGCCACCGACAGTCGCCGGCCGGGAGCGGAGCGCCTTCGTGATCTGGGCAAAGCTCTCCAGTCCCTTGACAACTTGCGCTGGGGGTAGGTCGAAAGATTCCGCGGCGGCCGAGGCTCCTTGACGCAGGCCGTTCCACTGATTCCGATTAGAGAACAAGGCAGAGAACACCTTCTCCGCTGCGTCGGGGGAAGCCAACTGCGCGCCCCCAATCGTTGGGGCAAAGGATTCGCCGAGCTTCCCACTGAGATAAGTCTTAAACGCGTCAGGAAACGCTTCGGGATCAACCTTTTTCAGCTCCGCCGCCAGAGTGCGGATATTGCTTCCCTTCGCCATCGGGTCTTCCCCTTTGTTGAACAGGGCGACGAGTTTCGCTTGCGATGCCGCCACGTCGGGTTTAAAGCCACGGGGAGTGGCAAACTGCCCTACTCCACTCTGTTTCAGCGGATCGATCACTTCCTTCGTTACCCGAGCGTATTGCTTATTTGCCTCCCGAATCGGGGCAAAGGATTCTCCAAACTTATCCCGCAAACCTTGGATTTGGCTTCCAATCCACTTCGCCGTCCCCGCATCAACCCCACTCGAAGCCAGGTCAATCGACTTGAGTTTGTTCGCCTCACTGGTCAAGATTTCGTTCAACTTTTTGGGGTCGGTGATTGGGGCTTCTGTCGCCGGATCAAACAAGGATTTCTGCAGCCGTGCTAGTGCCGTAGCTTTGCCGGTGTTGGGACTGCCAGCAATGAGTCGCTGGAGGTCGGAGGCTGCAGATAATACAGTTTCCGGGGGCACGGATTTCGCATTCCGCAGATCCGTTTTTGCTATCCGTACACCTTCTGCCGCTTCCCGCGCAGTTGCATTTGCCGCCGAAACAGGTTTGACAGCTTCCAAGAAATCCGCCGCCTCCCCTTTACCACTCAGTGCATTCGCCAGCCGAGACTGCATATCAGTAACGGCTCCCTTGACGCCGAGATCTGCCGCGTCTTTCCCAAGCATAGCTTTGGTCAGGGAGTCTCGAGCCTGTTGTTTTTGCGCTGTGCCGACAGTCTCAACAGTATCCGCCCAAAGGTCACTGCGAGCGGTTTTAGCTTGTTGCAATCGTCCTGTTGCGGCAGCTTGCATATTATTCGCCGCCACATCTGCCTGGCGAATCTGCCCCGGCAATCCCCCGACTGTCGTATCGGCCAGCACCTCCAACTGCCCTGGTTGTTGCCGTAGAGTTTCCTGCACGGCATTGCCCGAACGGTTGTTCGCCAGCACGTTGCGGATGGTAGTCAAATTCCCAGCTGGCGCTCCCACCCCTTCCAACGCCTGCGCAAGGTCCATCTCAACCCCTTTGCCGTTAGACATGCTCTGAAACGTCTGCGCTTTTTTCAGCATGTCAGGGGTTAGGCCCTCCATAGCCTCGTGGGCAAGGGTGGTGATCTGCGGGGAGGCGTTAGCCAACTTCCCCGCGACACCGGCAGTCCCTACCCCGCCAAGCAAAGCCCCGGCAAGTCGGCCGAGAGTGCTGTCGTTCGTCAGCCGCCCCCCGATCTCAGAACCGGCGCCCCCGCCAGCGCCTGTCAATCCAGCACGAATCGGCGCGGCTACTCCACCAGGTCCTGCCAGCCCCCCTGCAATCCCTTGGGTAACCGCGGATTGCCATTTGTCCGCAGTAGTTGCCGGCGTTGCCATGGAGTTTTGCAGAGTCGAGGAGACTCCACCGAACTTCGTAGGTGGCTTGCCTGTCGTGGGGTCAATCGAGGCTAGGTCAAGTGCTAGTGCTGGCAGTGCCGCTACGCCCTTGACAACATCACTGCCGAACAACTTCGCCTTCTGGATTGCAGTGTCAAGGAAACTCGACTCTTTTCCCCCATCCAGCTTTGTCACAGGTTTGTTAAATTCTTGTTGCGCGCGGGCGGTTACGGATTCCGGCGTGGCGCTGTCCGGGGCATTTTGATACACATGCTGGGAGCCATCGCCGAAGGTGACAGTGATATTGCGTGGCATAGGGATTACCAGTTAGAGACGGTAGGCTTAGCGGCAGCTGATTTGCCTTTGCCGGGGACCTGGTACTGCGGCATGCCCTGGGTGGTCGGCTTGCCTGTCAGTACATTCTGCACCATGTTCGACACTTCCTCATCCGGGATTGTGATGCTGAGCGGCAGGCCGGCTTCGCCTTCAATCGTGGGGTCGTCGGCCTTAGTCGCGAAGCTTGAAACAACCTTGTTGTGTGTGTTGATCTTTTTAATCTGTGCCGCTATACGAAGCGCCATCATACGCTTCATTGCCATCGGATCGGTGGCCAAGTCGCCGGTAAATTCTGCCACAAACTTTCGATCGCCGTCTGAAACTTGAGCGCCTAGGCCTCCGAGATCCTTAAATACAGAAGATTTCACCGCGGCTGTTAGGGCATCTGTGGGGGCTGTCTCAGAGTTCTGCATGCCAAGTTCTGCGCCGAGTTTACGAAGAACTTGCATAGCGGGTTGGGCAATACCTTGTCGCGCTCCGTTGTTAATAGCTTGCAGGGCCTCCACACTAGAGTTGAGGGCTTCCTGGGCACCAGCCGCAGAGACATTGCTCTTCCCGCCAGGGGCGATTGACTCCCCCGTGGCTTTATAATACTCCCCGACACCCTTCTGCACGCCCTGGCGATTGTCCACCGTGACAGTGGTTTTCGGGGCGTTGTCGAGCTTGATTTCCTTCCCGCGGGAGTCTTTTTGATACCAATCCCCGCCGCGCTCAAAAGGAGCTCCAAAGGACTCTCGATAGTCCGCAGCGACCTGCGTGGGGTTATTCTTATCCACCACGCGGCCGTCTACGCTCATGTACTCTGCCTGAGGCGTTAGCTGGCTGAGGTTACCCCCGGACAGAGCAGCGGCAAGACGGGATTTTGGGTCGAAGCCGGACAAGCCCAGAATGTCCTTTGCGCTCATCTGCTCCTTCCCCATGCCGGAGATATCGGACTTCCCCAGGGCTTGCAGTTCCGGCAACTGCGACGTCAGGGCTTCAATAGCTGCGCGTCGTGGGTCAGCCGCAGTCGGTTCGGCAAGTGCCGGAGCTTGGTCGTTGGTCATGAGGTTTTGCGCTTGCACATCGCCCAGCACCTCCCCTGGCTTCCCTTGGCGCGTGTCAAAGTAGTTCTTCAGCCCCGAAGACAGTTGCTCATTCCGTTGCCCCGCGATTCCAGCTTGTTCCGCGTCAAACCCCTTGCCCATTTTTTCTGCCGCGAACATCGACAGCGCCGGGCCGAGGATGTTTTGCAGCGCGTTTGGCGCGACGTAATGCCCGCTGACCATTTGCCCTTGCTGTTGTTGCCCGAGCCGCGCTGTCATCATCTCCGCCATCTTCCGGCGGCGGTCCAGGGAGTTTTGACTTGACTGCAAGTCGAATGGAAGTTGGTTAGGCATTTGGGCCTCCAGTTAATGCTTTGGCGATTGCGTGGGCAGTGTAGATAGCGACGTTACGGGCTACGGCTTGTTGCAGGTCGGATAGGGAATCGAGGGCCAAGAACAAGTCTGACAGATGCCCGATATCGTGGGTGGAATGGTAGCGGATTGTCCGGAGGATGGTTTTGCCGTGTATAGCTTCCAGCGTGGCCAGATCCTCTTCCGCCATCGGGAACCCTTCCAACACCATCATGTATCCCAAAAGGCTTGCCGGGTTCGTGTGCATGAGGTGGTAGTACTGGGCCCCCGCGATTTCGGCTGCGGCAGGTGGGCACGGGAAGGCGGATTCCCCGGAGGATTCCAGATCCTCAAATAACCACTCATCATGCCCCCGTTCCTCTTCCAAATGCGCGAGGTAATATGCACGAAGTGCGTCCGTCGACAGTTCCGCAGCCACCGCCAGCATCGACTCACTTGCCCGCATGGTGTGGTAGATGAAGCGGAGATTATGGATGAGCGTAGGCCAATCCGCCAGGTTGAGTTTCGAGTAACTCTCCAGGATCTGGCGGATTTCTTGGTGGAGGGTGGCTGCGGCCATGGTCAGAATCCGAAAGCTGCAGCCATCATGGCCAGGGAGCCGACTGTGGATGCTGTGCCGGCAGCCTCGGCATTGTTCGCGTTCACCCCGCCGAGTTGGGCTTGATATTGCGCGTTCGTCGAGCCCATCAAGTCTAGCCCCGCCCCACCAGCGCTGTTACCTGATGTTGGAGATTCCCCGCGACTCATCGCCATGATCTGAGCCAACCGTGCCACGCTGTTATTCAGGTTCGTATTTCGAATCCCGTCAGCCTGGACAATCGAACGGTCCGTAGCGTCAGCATAGGCCCCTTGTTTTTGCTGCCCGAACTGATCCATTGCGTTATTATACGCTTCCGAGCCTTGCGTCACGCCTTGGTTTTGCAGCTTGGTTTCCAGCGAGGCCTCGGAACGATCGAAGTTCTTGTCATAGTACTGCGTCGCTCGGCGGTAGAGGGCGTCTTGCGTTCCTTGGGTATCCCCGCCGTTGTTCAGATCCCCGACAAGACTCTTCCCGGCCAAGCCGATACTCAACTGATTCCCTACGTTTTGATCGTAGAGTTGCTGTTGCTGCGGTGCCAGTGTCGTGTTGCGGATGTAGTCCCCGGGCTGTGGATTGCGCGGGTCAGCCCCAGGACGGATAGCCCAGGAAACCTCGCCAAACGGCGAAGATTCGCTGTACTTGCTGGAGTTGCCCTGGGCAATTGCCTGGCCCGTGTAGTCCGGCGGCGGTGGTGCTTTACTCTTACCCATTGTCAATATCCCTCTTCAGATTGAGCCATCGGCAATCTTCCTTCCGCATCGCGTAGAGTAGAAGATCGCCGTCAGGATGGGCATCTTTGAGGGTTGCCTCAAGAATAAAACCCAGATGTTCATCGAAGCGCCGGGCTTCGAGGTTGTTGCTTGGAACTAGGATCGTGATGCGGTTGACGTTGAGCTGCTCGAATGGGTAGTAAAAGCAGAACCAAAGGAATTCCCGAGTCAACCAGCGTCTGCCAGGGACTGCTGAAACATGCATGACGACATTAGCGCCATTCCAGTCCTCGTACAGCACGCCAGCGATCAGTTCCTTGGCTTCCTCATCATACAGCCCGATCGTAGTTCCTCGCCCCGCATGCCACGCCCCTTCGGACCGCTCGCACACCCAGGGGCCTACCACATCATCTTGCCCTACGATAATCTGCTTCACAGAATACCCCCAACCTCATACACGAAGTCCGTTGCCGACCAACTAAGACTAACAGCGTTGGTGGCTACCTGCAAGCGCAGAGCGGCGGTGTACCCCTCCCGCGCGAAGACGGATGCCCACTCCCGGCGCGTTTCTGCGTCCCCGGCCCAGGAATCGCCATCCCACACAGACCCATCCCATACGGCAGCTCCGACTGCCGCGGGTGTGGTTACAGAGGGGTTTTGGGACAAGGCGTAGTCAACGTCGAGGGAGAGGCTGACACCGAGACTACCGTTGGAGGTGAGGATTGGCCGGATTAGTTTATAGTGTTTTTGCTGCGCGGGGCGGCGAAAATCGTTGTAGGCTTGCTGGGCTTTCCCGGTGATGAGATTGCCAAAGTCGGACAAACCCTTCCAAGCTTGCGCTACGTCCCCGCCTTTGGCGAAGTAGAGCTTCTTGTTGAACACAGTCCAGGAATGCGCATTCCAGCCAAGGAACTTGCACCATGCTCCGGTGGTGGTGTTCATGACGTACTGCTGGACGTAGTTCACAGCGATCGGGACGTTGACGAGGAGGAAACCGCCCTGGGGGAATACGGTGACGGACCAGCCGAGGTTATCTCCGTATTGATTTGCCGCGTCGATCAGGGCGGTGTCGATCTTGGTACTGAGGGCTTTTGACTTATTGATCGAGGCTTCTTGTAGTGCCCGGGACAGGGGGAACAGGCCGTTGCGGGTGAGGATGAGTAAGTCCCCACCGTATTTGCAGAAACAGTTCTTGCCAAGGGGTTCACCGATGTAATACACCCCGACGAGGTTCCAGTCCGCAGCGCTGGAAGGGTCAGAGCCTTGGTAAACCGCGACCTCACCTTCGGAAGAGATGAACACGCCGTAGTCGTCAGAACCAGCCCCACCATCAATAGTCCAGGAACCAATTGCGACAAGCCGGCCACCTTTGGTAAACACTTGTCCCATGGGGAATTCGACCAGCGCACCGCCGATTTGAGCCACCGGCAGGTACCACGCGGACATGGTGTTTTTCCTGACAAACCACAAGCGACGCTTGAGCACGGCTACGTAGTCGAGGTCAGTTGTCACGACGCCGGTGATGGCAGGAACGCTGGCGGCGTCAATATCCGCCCAGACCGTGCCGTTGTAGAGCTTGAGCTTATCCACTCCGTTGACGGCGATGAGGTAGGCTCCCCCGAGGACGTTGAAATCCGTGGAGATGAGGTAACCGTTGGTCAAGGTGGATAGGGAGGCTCCCATTACGCCAGCGGTGGTGGCATCACGAATCCCTGTCGCTGTGGCGGCAAACATCTTTTGACTCGCCAAACCGTTCCAGGTGAGCAAGGTCTGCACGTCAGTCGGCGCCCCTGTTGCCCAATTCTCCGCCCCTGGGCGCAGCACCACATCCGAGGCTTTGGGGAACCAGTTTTCCAGCACAATCGCGTCACGTTCCTTCATCCCGGCCAGGGGGTCAAGTACATTCCACCCGCCGACCGGAGCCGGGATGGAGTAAGTAGAGGCCTTGCGACGGCCTCTTGTGGATTTGGTGGTTGCTGCGGATAACATCATGGTACGTTCCAATTGCCTGCTGGTACAAAGATTCCAGGGACAGCGGAAGCACAGCCCCCATCCATGGCAAGGCGGGGTTTGGTGCCGTCGCGACCTGCGGCATTGTTTGCCAGGATCTCGTAACGGCGGAATTCTTCAGCGTAGTCTAGGCCCTTTTCCGATTTCCACTTCCACCGCAAGCCGGCCATGAGCAGGGATTCGGGGAGGAGGAAATTGTCAGTGTCGAGGGTAAAGGCGGGCTTGGCGACGGAGTCTGCACCGATAGCGGCATTGCGGCTGGCGTACTCGAATGCGCAGGTTTGGCCGACAACACCGGCAGGGGAGAATAGCAACCTCCCGCCACGAATACGATATCGGTAATTTGGGCCAGGATTTGGGAGAGCCTTTAGCCCTTGCCATTGGCTGGCGGCGAGCGGGCCAAAGAGGGGAAGACGCAGGGTGCGATTGAAAATTGTTTCCTGAAGGATTCTAGAGAATCCACTTGGAGCGATGGTAGCAATTGCACCCTGGTCTTCCCCAGCAATAGTAACGAAAGTTGCTTCCTTGACCAGATCCTGCCACGTCCACCGATCAACCAAGTCCTCGATGACTTCATTCGCCAGCGCGAGGAGTTGGACGACCTGAGCATCCTGCGACGCCGCCACGAAACCGGGCGCGGGGAGCCCTGTGCGTTGGCAGAATGTACGGATGACGGTCAGGATGGTCATGGGATACCTTACAAGGGCTTGGTAGACTTGGCAGCGGGCAAGCGAGCGATGAGTTCATCGATCTGCGCCTGCATGGATTTGTTCTGCGCTTCCAGGGTTTCGTTCTTCACCCGCATCGCAGCCATTTCCTCGGCAACTTTGCCGACGTCTTTGGCGCTGGCCAGCCACTCAACCGCTCGCTGCTTGAGCGCCCGTCCGCCCATGCCGAGGCTGGCGATGGAGGATTCGTTAGCTGCCGCAAGGTCCTCGATTGTCCGGAGGCGGGCTTCTTGCAGCATGCGGACCTGCGCGGGGGAGATCGAGGGCCAGTTGGCGACCGAGGTGCCGAATTCCGGGATCTCTCGACCTTCGACCCAAGCGGCATATTTCGTGCGGTAGGCTTGTACCCACTCGCCAGGCATGCGGCCGGACTGGACTTCCGCGTCAAGGTTCTCGAACCACGACGTCACTTCGCGCTCGATCCGGTCTTTCGACCCTTGTGGAGTGATGATTGCGTAGTTGACGTCCTTGGCGCAGTACTTACCAGTTTCGAAAGTCGCTGTGCGATCTTCCTCTGACCGGATTTCGAATACCACGTAAGCTGGTCGGGCGGTTTGCTGGCTAATTGACATATACTTCCCCAGGAAGATAGGTGGATGAGATTGGATTCTTATATTCCCCAAAAAACCCGAGGCAGCTTGTGACCACCTCGGGAACGCCCTGGGGAGCGGAACGTAATTGGTGTCGACTTACAGCGGAGTAGCGGTCTTGCGGACCCAGCCGTAATCACCGGACAGGAAAGCGACGTCAGCGGTGTAATTGCCGGCGGCGTCGGTCAGGAGGAAGGTTGCGCCAACGGTACAAGTGCCAGTTGCGACCACTTCCGAAGCTCGGACGTAGACCCAAGTTTGGTTTTGATCGTCCATCTGGGCTGTGCCGAGCGTGAACTCTTTGGTAATAGATCGGCGGGAGACTTGCGCCCCGATCATAGGGATGACGAGTGCCATGGAAGGCCTTTCAGTGCAGGGTGGTTGAAAATGTGTGGGTTATGGTTCGATAACCCACACAACTCATCAAGCCTTCAGGACGCCCTGCAGGCTGCGGTTGGAGGTGGTGAGGTTACCCATCCACAAGATTGGCACAATGGCTGCGTCTTGGTTGTAAGGCTTCATCTCGTCCATGATCTCCATATCGGCGTCTTTGTGCACCACGAGGTCCATGTAGTCCGTGTTCAGGAAATACATGTGGTTCGTGGGGATACCGGAGCCGCCATCATAGATCACGTCAGCGGTCTTGTACTTCAACGACACGAAACCACCCGAAGCCTTGACACCCGTAGCGGACGAACCGTCGGAGGTGTAACGCTTGAACGAAACTTGGGAGTTTTCGAAGAAGGTGAAGTAGTTGGTATCCGCAACGATCAGGTCGGGCTGGTCATCGCCACGAGTCAAGGCCAGCCACAGGGGCAGCATCAACGATTCAATCGTCGTGGCTGACGGGGTGATTGCGGCACCGCCTTGGAGAGGGGCGGCTGCGGACTGCACGATGTTGCGCCAGAAAGCCCAGGCAGACGAATCGATACCACCAACTGTGCCCAGACCGTTGTCTGCTACGAGGGCTTGCAGGCCGCCGATTTGGTTAGGCAGGGTGCCGTCGCTGTACACGTCAACGGAGAAATTGTTCTTGAACGTGCGCATGGCGTTCTTCATCCGGGCCTTAACCAGGTTGATGATTCGCGATTCGCCTGAGTTCGTGCGGAGTTCCATGCCGGAAGCCACGACGTTGATGGCGATCTGGCGCCATTGGTACTCAGCAGCGGAGATGGTGTCGCTCGCGCCGATATTCAGGATGTCATAACCGGAATAGCGCTGGTAGGTGGAATTCGCGGCGTAGTCGAGGGGAGAGACAATTGTCAGTCCGCCGTCTTCCTTGCGCTTGTTGCCCTTGGCGTTGATCCGAGCCAGCAAGGCGTTATTCTTGCTGACGTTGTCCTTGATGTCTTTGGAGTGCTTGCGGAACGTGGTGGTTACCAGTTCCGTGAAAATTGCATTGGGAGATGCCATGATTGTTCCTTAGTTTCGCTGAAAATGTTAAGTTCACGCCCGGCTGTTTATGGTAGCCAGAGTTTCTGCAAGCGTGTCGTCCATGCTTCCCAGCGGGGTCGTAGCACTCCCACTTTTCGCTTTCGTCCGCACATTCGCTGCAGTCAGTTTCCGAGCATCTGCGACCTTCTTTTCCGCCGCTTCTCGTGCCTTGGTGGAAGCCTCCGCTTGTTGGCGGGTGAGTTCCTTGGTACGGACAGCGGGGTTGGTCCAGATGGCTTTTTCGTAAGCTTCCTGCAACGTGGAGCAAACCCCTTTTTCAATCAAGGTCACCATGTCGTTGGCAACGTCTTCGAAGTGAGGGTTTGCGGGATCGGCGGCGAAGGCCTCGATAGCTTTGGTCTGCTGTTCGCGGGCCTGGGCTAGACGAGATTGCTCCCCCGCCGATAGTTTCGAGTGTAGTTGTTGAACTTCCGTTTGCAAGGCCTTGACTGCCGGATCGATGAAAGAAGGTTCGTCGGCGGGAGTTAAGGTGGCGAGATCGATCTTGTAATCGGCAGCGATTTGACGGAACAGGGTGTTCTTTTGCTCAGGTGTGCCAAGAGCCAGCGTGTGATGCGCTGTCATCAGGTGCCCGACTTGAGCGACCGGATCAAGGCCATGCTGGCGAAGAGCGGGAAGGAAAGGGTCGAGGACAGTCCGAAAGGATTTGCCATACGCGGCCTCGGACTTGTAGCCTTCGATCCCCTTGAAGATGTCGTCTTCCCGCTTTAGGATTTCTTGCCGAACTTGAGCAGGGAGAGTTGCCCACGTATCAGCAGCTTCTTTGCGCCAAGTTTTAGGCGCAATTGCCAGGGGATCGATGGCGGCGTCACTCCCGGCGGGAGGATTACCGGAATCGTCGGCAGCGGGGTCTCCATCAGGACTTGATCCTGCAGGCGGTTGGCCAGGAATATCCCCAGCGCCACCCCCAGAATCAGCAGGAGAAGGGATAGGATCAACAGAAAGATCGACGTCGTTTGCATCATTTGCTCCATCAGTGTCAGTGTCAAAACCAAGTCCACTGGAGATTTCACCAACAGCGGACGACATATCAAACTCGAATTCCCCAGGCATAATAACTCCTAAATCCTCGCTGTACTGCGGGAGATGTCAATGTCGAGGCCAGATTGGATTTCGGCAGCAAGCTGCTCTCTTTTAGCTGTCGGCAGGGCCTCAACGAACTGTTCGACAGTGGTATCAATTTCGATATCCTCCTCAACCTGAGCGGCGGCTGCGGAGGATTTGTAGCGGGCGGCGGCCTCGGATTCCCCGGATTCCAGAACCCGACAGCCGTGGCGCTTGAGGTTTTCCTCGTGCTGCCGCCGACCCTCGATCCGTTTGCCTGTGATGGGGCAGTCATAGGCGGCGATATCCCCCCGGACGATGGGGGCGGAAAGTTGCCGTTCCATGAAAAATGCACACTTGGGGCAGCGTTCCGGCTTGTCAATTTCCGCTATCTTTTTGAACACCTCCCTGCGGGTAGTGCAGGTGGGGCAGCGGTAATCGTAAATTGGCATGATTGTGTCTGTTATGGTTCTATAATCTACACAGATTTTGCAGGCGCCGGTTTCGCAGCTGCGATTTGCGCCGTTTGCCTGGCCGCAGCCGCTTGGATGGAAATCGCTTCCATCTTTTGCTGGTGGGCGGCAACCGCCAGCTGGCCTTTTTGCTCCAATTCCGCCATCTTCATTTGGTGCTCTTGTTGTGCGATTTGGAGCTGCATTTGGGCAATTTCCGCCTGCTGTGCCATTTGCGCCTGCTTCATCTGATTATCCATTTGCTTGGCCTGCATGTCAAGCTTGCCCAACTCCATAGCCTGGGCGTTCTTGGCCTCGTTTGGATCGGCCGGGGGGGTTGGTGCCTTCATCTTCTTCAACTGGTCTTCGAGTTCAGGGCCGAAACGGAAACGGCGAACGATGGCTAGCATCATGCCTTGTGCGGCCTCGAATGGCAGGCTGCCGGATTCGACCAGGGGCTGAATGCCGTTGAGGTATTGGGCAAGGGCGTTAAGGAGTTCCCCGACGTTTTGCTTGTCCTCAGTGGCTTCGGCATCGATGGTTGAGTTTGTCTCGATGTCGATGCGGTAGCTGCGGTTGGTGTCCGTGCGGAGGAGGTCGAGGAGTTCGGTGAAGGAAGGACCTTGGGCGAGTTCGAGCAGCTCGGGCGGAGGTTGCATGTTGGGGTCAGCTCCCATCGGCGGACCAGCGGCGAGAATTTGCTGGGCTTGCGCCTTTTCCTCGCCGGAGGGGATTTGCAGCCCCGTCATGCCTTTGAGGGTGACTTCGCTGAACTTGGACACAGCGATTTCCGCCATGATGCGCAGGCAATCCCGCGCGTAACGGCCAACTTCCTTTTGCGAGCGCTTGAGCCGCAAGGTGCCCCATTGGTTCTTGATCTCCTGCGCGCCGAGGGTTTCGCTGGCGGAGGAGCTGCCACGCATGATATCGGCGATGCCGGTGATCTCGTAGATGACCTGCTTGACTTGATTACGCTGGAGGTAGAGCTGCTGGAGGACAACGATCAGCTTCTCGATCGGGAACAGCCAAATGGCTTTTTCCAGAGATTGGCCTTGTTGTAGTGCCGCGACATTTTCCGCTGGGATGAGAACGTTGTCATCAGCGGAGAGGACCTTGTCCAGACCTTCGACAGTGGCGTCGTACAGACCGCGGACCTTGAGGGCCCGGATCAGCCTGTTGATGCGGAGGGTAATTGCGTTGAGTTCCTTCGCCTGTTCTTCGTAGAAGGTGTATAAGGGAACAGGCGTGAGGGTGGAGATCTTCTGAGTGAAGGTCAGAGGCTTGGGATTGGGGAAGAACCCGGTCAGGCCGAGGGGATCGTCCACAACTTTAACCGGCGCATCAGGATAAGACCGGGCAAAGAAGTAGACCTTTTTCGTCTGCTTGTCCCAGATTTCGATCACAGCGGCGGTCTTGGTGTCCTTGAGCCCCTCGTCGGATTTTCCGCTTTCGTCATCTTCGGAGGCGGATTCGGCGACAGGGACGAGGTTTCCGATCTCGCCAAAGTTCGATACGAGTTCCCCCTTGTCCATGAAGTGGTCAAATGCCACCCAAGGGACGTCTTTCCACTTTTTCGCATACCCGTGGCAGAAACGATCCCAAGGGACTTCCTCCCCACACACGACTTCGCCCTCGACGGTTTCGACCGGAGGTGGGGAGTCTGCGTCGTCAGTGGGGTTTGCCGCTTCCTCAGTTTTGATACTGGCGTCGTACTTGAACCGGGTGAGGCCGCGGCCAGGGACGAGAGCTTCCAGCACCGCGGATTTCATCAAATCATCGAAGCTGGCGTATTCCGCCATGCCGTCATCGAGGAGGTATTCCAGCGTGCGCTGAGTGATCTTCGCCGCCATCCCACCGATTTTGTCTTCGTCCTTGAAGCGACGATCAACCACTGCCCGCGGGATGCTGTTGTACAGCGCTGGGGCCAGAGTCTCGGTGTTGGAGTAAAGGATGTTGAACTGGAAGTCAGTCTTCTCATCCCCCTCGTATAGTTGGACGATTTTTGCTGATGCAGCCCGGAACGTCTTTTCCCGCTTCTTCGCAGCGTCGTACTCCTTCATCCACTTGGAGACGAGGGAGGCCGACTGTTCTGGGGAGAGGGGGGTTGTTTCGTCAGTCATGGGGCTGCGTGATTAGAGGTAGGGGAGTGGGCCGGACTGCCTTGCGGGGGTTACTTTAGCCCCCACGCGGCCCACTCGAGACGAACGGTGTTGCACAGGCGCTGTTCCATGCCGGAAGGCCAGTAGCCCTTGGGATCGAAGCAGCTGGAGGTCTTGGCCCGAGCCCAAAAGGCCTCGGACGGGTTGATTAGGTAGGATGCCCCAGCCCGGAGAAGGTACGGGATGTTGCATATTTCCCTGGTGCAGTGGGCTTCATAGCGATGAAGCTTCCCGTCCTTTTGATACACCCAGATCCCCGCGTACCCGTCTGCTGTCACGATTTCCCGAAGGGGTAGATTCGGTGTCGTGATAGGATCAAACTCCCAGGGTAGGGGTTTGACCTGCGCCAGCGCGGGGGCTGGGAGCAGGGTGAGGGCAGCGGCGAGGGTAAGGGTGTATCGCATGGTAGGTTAGCGCAGGGTAGGTGGCAGACCGGCGTTGGCTTGGATCAGATGCCCGCCGTAGCCGTTAATGTGCAGGGCATCACCGTTCACAACACCTGCAGAGAAGGTGCTGCCGTACAGTGTGATCGCAGGGGCCTGGACGACTGACTTGAACAAACCAGAATCGCGTGAAGATTCAACCACATCAGCGATTTCAAGATACCCTGTCAAAGGAGCCTTGAGTGCCCGTACCATGTTGTTGAACAGAACACGCTGGGCGTTACCTGTGCCTACTGTCTGGCCGGCCAGGTCCGCGTAAGCGTTACTGGTGGTGGCGTTTGGAGACAGGGTGGAGTGGTAATGCGGCTTGCCGTGCAGGGCTGCGAAAGTCGCCACGCTTGCGCTCAAGGTCGCCGCAGTACCGCCGCCGAAGACTAAGTCGTTGATGCCGTAGTTACAGGCGACCGCGCTAGTGTACTGCAGCAGGCGAAGGCGTTTGGTGAACGAGGTGACCGCGGTGGACAGTTTCTCACCCTGGATGCCGACGTTGATCGTACCGAAGCGCATGCCGAGGGGACGTTCGAGTTCGCCAGACAGGCCGAATCCGTCAGTCACCACGTCATAGGCTGCGGCGTTGCAGCGTGAGTCGCCGGTGAGCAGGAACGTGGGACGCGTGGTGAAGCCGACGATTGCGGTGGGGCGGAAAGCAATACCGCCTTGCTGGTTGGCCAAGTTCGTCGTCACGCGGGTCAGATCAACAGAACCGGAACCGAACGTGATGAATTCACCGCTGTCCGCGTTAGCCGCCAGGCCTGGGATGGTGTGGTAGGAGATCGTGGCACCGGTCTGGAATGTCCGCACGTAGAAGGCAGCGCCGCGTGGGATCACAACCGGCAGGGGCGTCATGTCCGAGCGGAGGTCCTCGCCGGCCGGCACAACGCCGAAGTACTGGCCACTGAAAAGAACCGGGGTCGGCGTGGAGCCGATCGGGTACTCGATACTTGCCGCGTAGTTGGCTAGGTCAATGTTGAGTTCGTACACGCCGCCGTCAAGCCGCCATGCGGAGTAAACCAAGGCAATGGCGGAAAGGTCTTCCATTGCGTGATGCTTCGTGCGGGCGAATAGTTTCGTCTGCGCAGCGGTGAGCATTGGGGGGCCGCAGCGACTTGCTACAGCGCCGAGGTAAGGAACGGGGGGACGGCTGACGCCGCTATTGCCTACCGCATCAAAGGAACCGCCGCGCTCGGTCCAAGGGCGGAGGCCGGAGCCTTGTGGATAACCTGCATCGCCGACAGCCATGATAATTCCTTTCGAATCAGTGTTCAGTTTGGTTAATACGTTTTTGGCGAAGCTTATCCACCAACTCGTTAAGTGTGTATTGGCTTGGAAGTTTTGGCAAGCCTGATCCTCGGACACTAGGAGGCGCGGGAATCCATGGTCTGGACATGACTGCGTAACGGGTCTCATCGTAAGCATGATCCTCCGCTTCCGTGTCGACGTCTTCAGGGTCGGTGTCGTCGTGCTGGAGCGTGGGGATAGTGCGGATCGTGTCTTCGCAACAGTCGAGGAAGTACAGCATAGGGTTACCATCGACCCCGACCAGGCGCTGGCGAAGGGCTTCCGCGCCCGCTTTGCGCTTGTTATCCGCACGCCGCCAGGAACATCGGTGGATGGCCATGGTCTCAGCGATGCTCGGCCCCCCGTCACGGATGTAGATGGAAGGGTCAGCCGCGCCGTAGCGGATACGTTCGCCCCGCTCGCGTTCGACAATGCCCTGGGCCACGAGATCGGCGGTCATCTTGAGACCTTTGTTAGGTCCGGAGGCGCCGTACCACTCGCGGTATTTGACCAGTGCGCCTTTGGGCAGGAGATGTTCCGAGTCGGGGAGGGGCGTGGTTTCTTCGATCAGCGCGTACCACCCGCAAGAGAAGGGCTTGGCGCTGCCCCAGTCGAACGCCCGGAACCGCAGCCACGAGGGTTTGAGGATGCGCGCGCCGATGTTGGAGTCGATGACGTGACGGGATTCGTCCCATTCGTCAAAGAACGCCCCGTCGATAACGTCCCAGTTCCCTTTTAGCCATGCCTCGACCAACGCCGCTGACCCTGATTGCTTGAGCCGGAGGATGTAAGTCGGATCGTTCCGCATGAGGAGCTGGTTATCCCCGATCTTCGACGGGATGAAGACCCGTGACAGGGAGACCATTTGCTTCACGCCGTCGAGTTCAATCTCTGTTTGCTCGGTTATAACGCGATATCCGCCAGGATCCGGGTCAATATACCGCCGTTTTACCCAATTATGACCTGCGCCGCCTGGGTTACCTGTGAGGCGCATCCCAACAGGAACACCAGCTCCGGAACGTAGAGTAGCGCGGAGCTTGTCGATAGGGCCCGGCATAGGGAAATTGGTAAGTTCCTCGACGTATACACGGGTGTAGGAGTGACCTTGGTATTCCTCCGCATCGGAGTCACGTTCGAGGTAGGCGAATTTAAGTCGCGCCCCGTTCGCCATTGTCCAGGTTTTCTGTTGCTCATTGTACTTTGCCCCGAGTTTGGAAAAGAGTTGCTTAGTCCGCGCGATGACTTCGGCGAGCTGGACAAGCTTCCGGCGGAAAAAGATCCCGATCGCGTCCTCGCCGTACTGGGCGGAATGCTGGAGCCAATCCCCGATGGAGGATTCGGTCTTGCCACCCCCCCGAGCGCCGCCGTAGAAGACCTCGTAGATCGGGCAGGACAGTAGAGCGGTTTGAGGCCCGGGCTGGGGCTGCCAGATGACGGTTTGCGCGACGGGTCCGGGGGAAGCTGGGGACCAAGTCATCAGGTATTGTCCAGAGTGACCAGGGGGATGGTGATACTCGCTCCGTCATTCGGGCAGGTTTTCTCGAACATCGGGAAGTGGAAGTACCGAACGAAGCCTTGTTCCGCGACTTGCTTGATCTCCTGTCCCCGCGCCCAGCCGAGGGCAGAAAGGCACAGTGAACAGTGAGGTTGGGGTGGGTAGCTGAAGGTTTTCATTTCTGGTCAATCCGCTCGACGAGTTCGACAAGGTCCGGGCTCACCCCCGCGAGTGCCCCGTGCTCCTTGGCCCAGGCGAGGGCTGATTCCGACTTCGGCGGCAGGGCAACGACGAAGTTTTGCTGCACCGCGACGTTCTGGGCCCGCGCGCCGTAGCCGAGCGCCTTGACGGACATGTCGACTGCTTTGAGCGCAGCGTCGAGGGATTGGGTGGCTTCGAGCTTTTCCAGGACGATATCCAGGCTCTTCGCCGCCACGGCCCGCAGCCGCTCATCAATCGACAGCACCAGCGAGGGATCAATCACATCTGATTTCCGCTGCGCCAGCCGGGCCTGGAAAGCGTCGGAGTTGAGAATCCGGCTGACCCAGGGTGCGGTGTAGCCGAAGTGTTTGGCAAGTGTTCCTTGGCTCACCCCCGGCGTGCTGATGATCAAGTCAATCATCGCGTCATGGGTGTACTTTACCCGATCAATCGCGAGCGCCGCGCTTGCCGTGCCCTGGAGCGGCGGAGATTGCCGGGCAACGTGGGCGGCGTGGGCTGTGACGAACTGTTCCGTGGCGGCTGCATGGTCCATTTTTGGTCCTTTTCTGTTCCGGCCAGTCTCGCGGTGCGGTATAGGTCCGTCAAGCACGAATTGCGCAGGGAAGTTGTGTATGTTATGAAACCATAATCTGCCCAATTTTTAGAGTCACTTGTGATTCAGTAAGGTTAAAGGGGTATCCCCGGAAATCGTGGTCAACCACCATCCCCCTTCCAATTCGTTTCCTTCTAATCCGTCGTCAGGGGATGAGAGTCAAAAATCGGCCACGCACGGGGAGGTGGTATACGACTAAACACCCCGCGCAGCGCACCCCCGCCTGCCGCAGGCCCACCCCCCATGGTCTTGGTAGCAGGCCGGTAGCGAAAAATTTCCATTGAACCTGGGTGTGGCGTGCCCGCAACGGTGAAAATAATTAGGCAATCGAGGGTTTACCCTATAGGTGGATGGCAATCAGCGGTCACAATAGAGACTACGAAACGGGATGGGCCTGGTTCGATAGTGATAGGGGAATGATGATGACAACGACAGGGATATATAGCGTGTGTGTGGTCAACGCGGAATTGCAAACCGAACGGGTGACGGGCGTGACGATTGAGGCGGATAGCATGGCTCAGGCGTATGAAATTTGGAACATGCTACCGGGCATGCTGTTCAATACATTTGGCGACGGACGGTACGTCATCCTGCGCACGGTGCGGGAATCGGACTATGATAGGACAGGGCCGCAAGGCTAAGGGCGATGGCAGCCGATAGGGCATGGTATAGTGCCCCTTCGGGTGGAATTTCCCACCAACGGTAACTCTTGAGGTGATGACATGGCTACTAAACAATCAACGATTTCGACCGCGATCCTGGTAGGCCCTAACAATAACGATCATGGGCTTAAATTGACGTTTGACAATGGCCGGTCCCTGGAACTTTATGTCGGCCAATTAGATGCGGATGTGGCGCGACAGGCGTTGCTGCACGGGTTGAAGCAGAAGTTGGTCGATGCCGCTGCGATTTCGCGGAATACGGACACGGGCCGGGCGGCTAGCACGGATGACAAATACAACGCGGTGAAGGAAGTGTTTGATCGGTTGGTGTCGGGGCAGTGGAATAAGACACGGGAAGGGGGCTCGGGCGCCGGTGCAGGTGGATTGTTGTTCCGCGCCCTGGTTCGCATGTACCCGAAAAAGACGGAAGGGGATTTGCGTACATACCTCGACGGGTTGGATGATAAGCAACAAGCGGCGTTGCGGAAAAACCCGAAGGTCGCCGCCGTGATCGCGGAGATCCGTGCGGAATCTGCCAAACCCGGTGATGACGCGGATGATTTGCTCGCGGAATTGGAAGGGTGATTGACCATCATGGGAAAGCCGAACGCAAAAAGCGAACATGATGCGAATTGGGAACTTGTCCGGCGCACGGGTTGGGAGGTCGGGAAAGGCTGGACACGACCGCCACCGCGACGCCCACGGTTTCGGGCCCGATGGATGGCGACGTTACGCCGCATGGGGCTGATTCGATAGGATACTGACCACCAACCAGCCCGCAACACCACCCTAACCCGGTGGTGTTTTCGCTCGTGGGGGCGGTGTATGTGCGGGTTATGAATCCATAACATACACATATCGGGCGGGGGCGGGCAGCTCGGGCGTTTCCCGGGCAAACCACCCGTTTCCCAATGCCCCGCCAACCCCGTTTCCCGGCCCGTGGCGCGGTTTTCATGACCAGCTCGCCACCCACGTATCCCCGGCCCATTCCATCGCCTATTTACCCGGATTTATCATATTTTCATCATTTACCCGGTGTTGGTGATATTTCATCCGGAATGTGATGGAAGTTCCCCGATTGGTCATTGAGATGCAGACCTACCCCCCTTGCCCTCCCTCATGTGATTGAGCCCATTGGGATATTGGTACCGTTTACGATTTTTTTTTTATTTAAGACCTCACACAAGGAAGAGGAAGGGGGGTAGGTCTGTTGCTCAATGACGAACCGGGTAAATACGGGCATATTCCCGGTAAATACGGGCACACGGATTGAAATACGGGTAAATGGGGGGAAATGGCGGTAAATCTTGCAAATGAGTTATTGACAGCCCCCGGGAAACACGCACAATTAATATAGGCATGGGGGTCGGCTGACCGGCTTTGGTGGTGGGTTTTACCGGGGGGTTTGGCTTATACCCGTCCACCATTACTGCCCACATGCCATTGTCATTATTAATTTTGGAGTACTGGATGACCGATTACACAAAAGTAGAACGAGTTTTCTCCGCAATGTTTCGTAAAGCAGTCGCGGAAGATCTTCAAATCGTATGTGCGGATAAAAGTGTTGCGGAAAATACGCGGTTTCAAGCATACGCATTTGCCCGGAAAATGCGTGCGAAGCTGGCCCCGACGGACGAATTGATCCTAGCGATTGACTCGGTTTCGTTATCAGTTGAGGAAAATGTGCTACTTGTCCGTGGGAAATTGAAGTATGAAGGTATGCAGGCGATCATGGAAACCCTGGGCGGGGAAGCCGGGGTTGGGCAATGGGCGGCGAAAACCGCAGAGGATCGGGAGATTGAAGAGTCAAGTGCGCGTATGTTACTGTTGTTGGAAGGATCACCTACTGCCGGTCCTGGCACGCCCCTCCGACCGGCAAACCCGTATTATACACGGGAGCCTGCGTAATGGCCTCGGGGAGCTTGCGGGACCCAAACGCCTTCCCGGCATGGTTTACCAAGGTTTTTGGTGAGTTGCGGAACAAACCTCGGGCGGAAATCGGCCTGTTTCTGCCCACAGATCGGGGAAAGGCACTGGACAGACAACGATTATCCCGCCAATACCGGGCATCGCTCAAGAAATTTCCCCTGCACCCGCATGGCCAGATTGAAGATGAATTCCGAATCGTCGCCGAGATTTCGCACAGGGACGGGATGTTGGTGGTGGAGTTAGTGGCCAAGGCAAAGAAATCACAAACAACAGAGGCACTTGAATCATGGTACTCAAATCAGGTATTTTAAACGGTATCCCGGAGATTGATGCGTTGATCGCGCGACTGTTGCGGAATCAAGGTATCAGTCGGATGAAGGTTGCCCGGGATTATTTTGGGAAAAAGCTGCGGGAAGCCCTCGGGGAGTATGAATTTATCGGTTATGAGACTCCGCAAGGGGATTTCCAATACCTGTCACTCGTGGGCTCGATACTGCAAGGGATTGGTTGGGGCGGGCACAAGGCGTTTTGCATCACGTTCGAACGCCGCCAGCCGGACGGCTACCTCATCCAGGGGTATTTTGCCTCCGCTGACCTGCAACTCGTCCAAGAACAGGCGGTGCTGCGGGAAGCGGCAGGATGGAAAATCCTTCGCCGGTCATGGATTATTTGTCATAAGTAGTACGGATTCCCGCTTGACAGCTCACCTGCCTGCGGCATAATCCATTCATCAACGCCGTGTTTGGGGCATACCGGCAAGCACCCCTAGCGGACCGTCGATCAACCCACAATTGCCTGCCAACGCCTATCTGGAGAAAAACCATGGCTACTACCCAAAAGCAAGAACCCCAAATCGAAACCGTGACAATGGAAGACAGCACGCCTGATCGTCCCCATATCGTGGAATTCGCCGGCAAGCGCAAGCTGCTCAAGTCCGCTTCGATCACGGAAGATGGTCAAGTGCAAGTTCGCCTGGACTTCCGCAACGGCGCCACCCGCCTGTTCACCGTGCCAGCTAACCTCATGGCGAAGTTCGCTGCCCACGGCGCCGAGCAAAAGCTGGGTGACGAGATCGCCGGTCTGGATGACGTGGAAGATTGTGTGATTGCGATTGATGAGCTGATCGACCGGCTGTATAACGGCGACTGGACCCAGCGCAAGGAAACGAACGGGTTGGCCGGGACTTCGGTTTTGGTTAAGGCGTTGGTTGAAGTCTACGGCAAGACCGTGGAACAGATCAAAACCTTCCTGGTCGGCAAGACCCACGCGGAAAAGGTTGCCCTGCGCAACAACCCCAAGATCAAGCCCACGATCGAGAAAATCGAATCGGAAAAGGCGAATAAGGGTAGCAAGGTCAACACCGATGCGTTGTTAGGTGAGCTGGACGATCTGGCAGTTTGATCGGCCCCGGCTTCGGCCGGTGTCAAGCCTGTTTTCAAATTGCCGGTCATGCCAACGAGCAAGCAGGCTTGACAACCTCCTGGGCACGAGGGTAAACGGCCACGCCAAGGGACGGTCCCGGCCTGTCAAAGATGGTTAATTGAATGACCCCGAGGAAAGGCTCGGTTGCGCAGCCCCCGACTGGAGTGTCTTCTAGTCGGGGGTTGTTTCACTTGAGGGGCGGGGGTTAGTGCTTGGTTGACGTGTGTGGGTTATGATGGCATAATATACACATATTGCGAACCATCCATCCCGGACACGCAATGCCACCACGCACCGGAGACACCTCGTGCCACACAATACCCCGAACGCATTTGAGCTTGAGCAAGACGCGGACCTCAATGACCTGCTCGAAACGCCGAATCGGAAGCCGCGGCCGGATGCGGCGCTTCCCGAACCGGAAGCTGAGCGCGAAGACGATTTCGATGACCTCAACGCCCTGCTCGCCGAATCCCTCACGACAATCAAGGAAACCGCCGAGGCCAAGCTCTCCCGCGAACGGCTCAAGCGGGGCGGCATCACCGCTGAGGAACGTCGGGCCGACGCCGAGCGCATCGCGGCATGGGAGGCCAAACACGAATGGCTGGACGTGGCGAATGTCGGTCAGTTCTCCCGGTTTTCCTGCGGATGCGGAACTTCCTACACCGTGTTCACCCAGCTCATGATCCGCCAGCGCCACCGCCACCTACGTGATAGTTTCCGCTGGCAGCAACAACAAACCACCCAAGCGGCATTGCCGAATGAAACGGTCATCGCTGATTACCCTGTCAAGACCTGCGCAAGTTGCGCGGATAGCAAGGGCTGGATCATGGCGCACGCAACGGAATGGAAGTTCTGATCATGCTCCCCGATACCTCCACTTCAAATGACCAGGATTATAGTTACGGCCCATTCTGGGTCTTGGCAGTTCTCTGCCTCACCATTCTGTTGATCTGGTTCGGCGCCATGCAACTGGAATACGAAGCGAACCGGAAAGCATATTGTGAAAGTCTTTCCGATCAAACGATCTGGGACCCAGACACGGACCTTTGCACGGTCAAGCCGATGACGGCGATTAAGTACTAAATCACCTCCTCACTCCCCAACCCAACACAAGGAACCTCCCCCTCATGATCACTTCCCTCACAGTCTGGCAAGCCACCGATGGCACGCAATTCCCTACCGAGGGCGACGCAATCCGATACGAACGCAAGCAATCCGTGCTGAAGTTCCTCGAAGCCAAAGCCATCGTTTTCGTGTCAAAAGACGCGCAAGACCTCATCCTCCTCACCCTCAACTACCTTGCCCAAGCCGGTTCCCCAGTCAAGATCGACTACCTCAACTCCCCGGAGCCAAAAGATGCCAAAGCCTAAGAAAATCATGCGGCCAGTGCGGAAGAACCTTTCCTTCCCGGAGGACATTGCCGCCAGGGTTGACCTCATGCTGTATTCCGAACTCGAGCAAAAGGTGCCGCACGGGGCTTGGCAAGGGTTTTTGATGGGGTTGATGCGGGAGTATTTTGCAAAAGTGGATGCCGCAAAAGGGGACAAGCCATGCTCAAGCTAACCATCCTCGCCATCATCACCCTCGCGCTAACCTTCTCCGCCCTGCTCTGGCTTGGTACTGGGGAAAGTTGGTGGAGGCCCGTCGGGACTGGCAACGCTGAGAACTTCCGTGCCATGTTTTTGTTGCTGCTGCACCTGATCGGGATTCCGGCCAGTTTGGTGTTGAGCCTTACGGCTTGGGAGGAAGGGGAATAATGGCTGCTTACCAATGCCTCAACTGCGGGCAGATCGAGTCAGGTATGGAGGATTGCTGCCCTTCCCCCTTTCTATTCTGCATCAACGACATGCCCAGCGAAATCCTCCGGCTCCGCGCCGGTCTGCAATACTTTGTCGACCGCGTTGATGCTGGGGAGATCCCATCCCACACAACATACACCAAGTTCAAAGAACTTCTAAAGATTCGATCATGACCCTCCAAACAACCTCCACCGATCTCACCTCCTACATCAACCTGCTAAAGGCGCATGACTGGTCGTTTGAGTATTCCGATGACGGCAGCGTGTGGCGAGCCGGGCGCTTAGCCCTCACCACCCTCCGCATCGCGCAGAAGCAGTTCGATCCCTCCGGGGAAGTCTGGAACACCTACGCCCCGGAGGGTTACAAGCTCCCAGCCACCGATACCACAAAAGCAGAAGCAAAATGACCATTGAAACCGCCCTGGAAGCCATCCTTACGACGTCAGCCAAGTCGCAACCCTTCAACCCCGAGCAAACCGCCGCGATCGAGCTCATGCTCGCCTTCCTCGACGACCCGGAGGAATTTTACTTCGTCCTCAAGGGCTCGGCCGGCACCGGCAAAACCTACTGCATCCGCGAGCTCCCCAATCGCATCAAGGGAAGAATCGTCTACACCGCGACCACGAACAAAGCGACAAAGGAACTCCGCCGCAGCGTCACGACGAAGGAATACAAACCCGATTGCCGCACGATCTTCTCCCTGCTCGGGCTCCGCCTCGAAGCGTCGGGGGAGGTTAAGGAACTGTCCGCACCGGAAGACCCCGTGGACCTGTCCAGTTACCGCGTCGTCGTAGTCGATGAAAGCTCCATGATCAACGAGAACCTCCGCGCGTTTATCAAGCAGGCCGCGGAGGAACACGGGTGCAAGTTTATCTTCATGGGTGACCCGGCCCAACTCCCCCCGGTCGGTGAAGCCCGCAGCCCGATCTGGCGGATCAAGAACGGCGCGGAACTGCTCAAAGTCGAGCGCCATGACAACCAGATCCTGGCCCTCGCCACCCGCATCCGCAACGTCGTGGATCACCCAGCCCCGACAATCCGCCTCCTTTCAGACCACGACGCTGACGACTCCCAAGGCGTATGGCTCAAGTCCCGCAAGGATTTCGACCAGATGATCCGTGCCGAGGCCAACATCATGGGCTTCTCTCGCCAAAACGGCAGCAAGGCCATCGCATGGCGCAACGTCACGGTTGATGGGCTGAACAAGATGATCCGTGATACGATCTTCGACAACCCTGCGGAATTCTGGCTCCCCACCGACCGCGTGATCTTCACCTCCCCCGCCAAGGACCTTGACGATGAAACAATCGCCACCACTGACGATGAAGGCGAGATCAATCGTGTGGATACGGAGTACCATCCAATCCATGGTGACTGCAAAATCTATCGTATATCTATCACTCTTGACGATGGTCCTGCTGTCGTTGCTCGGGTACTGCACCAAGAGTCCCAGCTTCACTACAACAAGCGGTGTGAGGAACTCGCCGCAGCCGCAAAAAGCAACGGCCGGCTGTGGGGGAAGTTCTGGGACTTCAAAGACGCTTTCCATTCCCTGCGCCACGCGTATGCGGTGACAGCCCATCGTGCCCAAGGGTCAACATACGACACTGCGTTTGTCGATTACCGGGATATTTTGCTGAACCGAAATCGTCAGGAAGCTTATCGGTGTCTGTACGTCGCATGCACCCGGCCAAAGCGTGCGTTGGTTTTGGGGTAAGACTGACCCATCCCCCATTGACGTGTGTACGTTATCCGCGCATAATATACACACATGCCCACCACACCCCGCATACCAGGAAACCCCCATGACCACCGCACAATCTCCCTCCCTCATCGCCAAGATCTCCGAATGGCGACAAAAGGCTCGCGAAAACACCCTCACCCACGAGGAGATGAAAGAGGCGATCCAAGCCCTTCGCCGTGACCGCGCGGGCGTGCCGCAAGCCACCTCCGGTACCCGGGCACGCGCCACGGCGAAAAAGGCCCCGATCAACTCGGATGATTTGTTGTCTGGGCTGGAAGATATCTGAGCCCCTCTGCCCTTCCTTCCGTTTTTCCACTTAACCAACCTGAAAGTAAATCATGACCGCATTCTCCCGCTTCAATCTCTTCATGGCCCGGATCACTAGGATGCTCGAGTCCGGCCTCGCCCAAACCCGCGAAGAAGCTATTATCAAACTCGGGGGTTACGCAAGCCGAGGTAAGGGAAAGGGCAAAGTCTCGAAGGTCTACCGCCATACCACGGCATTCAAAGTCCCCCATGGCGGAGGCGCTCGTGAAGTCGCCCGCCGCCAACGCCAGCTCGCAGCCGGCACCCTGTGCGTCAGCTAGCGCGAGCCTAGCTACCAAGGGCATCTCTGGGTGCTTACAGAAACCATACAAGTCTGCGGCTTGATCACCGCAAGAGTACGGCCGGGCCTGATCCCCTGGTGACGGCGCCCCGTGGAGGGGTTCAGTATGGTTTCTGTAAGCACCTCCGGTGCCTTTTCAGCTACGCTCCCTGTAGCATAACACAGGACCACTACTATGACTCAGATTAGTAAGACAGTCTACCTGCACTCAAACGTCGGGCAGACAGACCTTCAAGATTACAATCTCCACGTTCACAGTATCGCCGACATGAGCAGTTGTGGCTATGTCTGCATCGGGCACCAGACCGTGACGTTTGAAGTTGCTTCCTCGGACGAAATCCTCCAGCGCAATCTCGAAGCCTTGCGGAAGAAGCAGCAAGAGGTCGCCGCCGAAGCCGATAAGATGGTGGCCAACATTGAGCAGACGATTCAGAAGATGCTGGCCTTGCCTGCGCCGGATCAGGTGGCGAAAGAGGTTGACGACTTTGACGACATTCCCTTCTAAGCCATGACCTGCCTCATAACAGGGTGTGCCCTGATCAACGGCAGCAGTACAGTCCATGGCGATCTGCACGAAGTCGGCGACACTCTCGTCTTCAATGCTTGTCTCAGCAACGGCGAAGCTGCTTGGCGAGACATTGACGTAAACATCAGCCCCCGTCAGATCGACATTACCAACTCCGACTACTTCGAGCGCCGCGGGGTGTTTGTCATCCCTGTCGGCTCTGCATCGCTGTCAGAAGCCGCTATTACCCACATCGAAGCAGGAAAGCGTTTACCGTTATGACCACTCCCATGTTCCCCAACACTTAGCTATTGACCGTTTCCCCACGTTTCCGCATAATAAGGTTATTTCTAGGAGATAACCTTGCACGAAGACATTCTACCCAAGCTTTTTGAAGGCCGTACTACCACCCCAGAAGAAGGTTGTTGGGAATGGCAGGGAGCGAAGCATTCTTTCGGGTATGGGCAAATCAGAGTAGACAGTAAACTTTGGCTTACCCACCGATATGCTTACGAAACCTGCATAGCCTCTATTCCGCCAGATTTAGTGGTTTTGCATACTTGCGATAATCCAGCTTGTGTACGTCTAAGCCACCTACGCCTCGGAACTCACCAGCAAAATGTACTGGATAAAGAGATGAAGGGGCGGGGAAATGCTGGCAGTCGTAACGGAATGTCTAAGTTATCCTTGGGGCAAGTTCTAGAAGTTAGAGAGCTTTTTGCCAGAGGGGAAACGCAATCTGAGATAGCGAGAAAATTTCAAGTTAATCGTTCCTGCATCTGGAAAATAGTGCATGGAACACACTGGAGTAAATTACAATGACCATTCAGCGTCCAATGTTTCCGAATACATTCGATTCCACCATGCTGGCAGCATTCCGATCCTGCCCGCAAAAGATGTTTCGCACCTACGTCGAGCACTGGAAACCCCGCTCCGAATCCGTTCACCTCGTCGCGGGCGGGGCGTTCGCCAAGGGAATTGAAATCGCACGCCGGGTGTTTTTCGAGGGGCAGCTTCCCATATGGACCTCCGGCGAGGGCGATGACCAAATTCCCAAGATCACAGGTTTCGCCGCCCACCCCATCGGCGACAAAGACCGTGCCGAAGCCGAAGGCCTCCGTGCCCTGCTGTCCGCCTATGGCAATTTCGAGCACCCGTCCGATTCCGCCAAGTCCCCCGACCGTATGGCTGGTGCGCTGGAATTCTATTTCGAACGCTATCCCCTCGGCGATGATGGCATGGACCCCGTTTACTTCGCCAACGGTCAGCGCGGAATTGAATTCTCCTTCGCCGAGCCCTTGCCCATCAACCACCCCGTAACCGGCGACCCCATCCTCTACACCGGCCGGTCTGACATGATCGCAACCTTCGCGGGCGGCGAGTACGTCGTGGACGAAAAGACCGCATCCCAGCTCGGCGCCAGCTGGGCACGCCAATGGGAAATGCGCGGGCAGTTCTCCGGGTATATCTGGGCGGCGAAGCAAGCTGGCCTCAACCCGCAAGGCGCCATCATCCGGGGCGTGTCGATCCTCAAAACCAAATACGACACCATCCAAGCCGTGACCTACCGCGCGCCATGGGAAATTGATCGGTGGCTGGATCAATCCATCCGGGACATAGAACGGGCCATACGGGCGTGGAAAGAGGGTCATTGGGACTATGCCATGGATGGGGCGTGTGCCGAGTACGGCGGGTGTTCCATGGTCGATATCTGCAAATCCCCGTCGCCGGAAAGCTGGCTGCCGATGAAGTTCGAGCAACGGGTATGGGACCCCTTGGCGCGGAGGCAGTTGACCGTGCCGGAGTGGGAAGCGAGTTGGGGACACGTACCGGAGTCTGCCTGATGCCCACCCACTATTTCCTCGGTTCCCGCCTCCTCGCCACCTCCCGCCAGCTCCCCCAATGGTCTGACCACCTTGTCGAAACCGACAATCTCGTCTTCATCTGCACCAAGTGCGGAGAGACCTGGGGAAGGGTAATTGTCGAGGCTGTCGGTAATCGCTGGCAGCCGATCTCCCGAGGATGCGCCGCCCACCCCGACACCGACCAGCCCGGCGGCACCTTCATCGCCCCCTGGCGCCAGACATTCGCAGAACTCCCGCCGGAGGTCCTTGCGTATGAACTCCAAATCCGGCTTGATCAATATCCCGCAGACAAGGAACCGCAATGAACGCGCAATTAAAAGATGGCCGACCCACACATCCCGACATGGTAGAAGCCCTCGCCAAACCCGGGCGGGCCATTGTCCAGGCTATGACCCCCGTCGAAGCCCACCTTATTCACATGGTCATGGGAATCAGTGGAGAAGCCGGCGAACTTCTCGACGCGATCAAGAAAGCCGTGATTTACAAGAAAACCTTGGACTACGCCAACGTGGTCGAAGAACTCGGCGATCTCGAATTCTACCTCGAAGGCCTTCGCGCATCCCTCGGCATCACTCGTCAGCAAACCATCGAAGCCAACATCGACAAACTCTCCAAACGCTATGGCGAAAAGTACAGCGATGCTGCGGCTATCGCCCGTGCGGATAAGGTTTAACCCCCATCATGACAACATCTACCACCACCCCAGCCGTCTCGGCACCCCCCCCGACCCACACCCTCGCCGGCCTCAACATCATGCTTATGGGGCCCGCCGGCAGTGGCAAAACCCATGCCCTCGGCACCCTGGTCGAAACCGGCATCGAGGTCTTCTACCTCGGCCTTGAATCCGGCCTGGAATCCCTCCTCGGCTACTTCACCGACCGTAACCTCCCCATCCCTGCTAACCTCTACTGGCATATCCTCAAGGCCCCGGACACGTCATTCCTTGACATGATGGACAGCGCAACGAAGATCAACACGCTGTCGCTTGAATCCCTGGCCAAGATGACCGACAGTAACCGCGGCAAGCACAACCAGTTCATCAAGCTCTTCGGAGTCCTGAACGAATTCGAGGACCAGCGGACTGGTCGCAAGTTCGGCGCCGTCAATACATGGGGACCGGACAAGGCCCTAGCCGTCGATGGCCTGACCGGGATTAACCAAGCAGCCCTTGCCCTCGTCGTCGGCGGTAAGCCCGTGCGCAGCATGTCCGATTGGGGCATCGCCCAACAACAAGTCGAAGGCCTCCTCCGCAAGCTGTGCGACGGCTGCAATTGCCACTTCATCCTCCTTGCCCACGTCGAACGCGAAGTCGATGCAGTCCTCGGCGGAATCAAGCTCATGGCATCCACCCTCGGCAAGGCCTTGGCTCCGAAGATCCCGGCGATGTTCTCCGACGTGATCCTTACCGTCCGTGAGGGCTCCTCCTGGCATTGGGACACCGCCAACACCCAGGCTGATCTCAAAACCCGCAACCTCCCGATCAGCTCCAAGAACCCTCCGAGCTTCGGCCCGATTGTGGCGAAGTGGAAAGCACGCGGGGGCGTGGCGTAATCTTCATCGAAACAAATTGACACCCCATCACCCACACAACACAATCCAATTCCCACGGGGCATAACGGTTCGTCGCTGACCGCACACCCCATAACTCCCAGCGGCACATTCCTTCAACCTTTCCTTTCCGAGCCTACACATCATGTTTGATCCTTCACAATTCCTCGACATTCAACTCACCGAAACCAACGATACCAAAGTCACTCCCGTCCCCGAAGGCGAGTACACAGCAGTGGTCAAAGAGATCACCTCCCGCACCTGGTCAAGTAAATCAGACCCCACCAAGTCCGGCGTTACTTTGGACCTCATCTGGTCGCTAGATGATTCCAACGTCCGTCAACTCCTTGGCCGGGATGAAGTCACCGTCAAACAAGGCGTCATGCTGGACCTGACCGACGCAGGCGGCCTGGACATGGGCAAGGGTCGTAACGTAGGCTTGGGCCGTTTGCGCGAAGCATTCGACCTCAACAAGCCCGGCGTTCCGTTCTCACCTTCCATGTTCGCTGGCCGCGTAGCCAAGGTCTCCGTCAAGCACCGCATTGTTGATGAAAACATCTATGCGGAAGTTAAGGGTGTTGCTAAGTCGTAAGACGAAGTGATAGTTCCAAGAGGGCTTCGGCCCTCTTTTTCTTTCTTTTTCCTGGGGAAACGACATGAACCATATTCCATCACCTGACAACTCAGATCAAGGTATCGAGCGCGAGATCATCGCTAAAGGTCTGACCGCGCCGCGAGTCACTCCGGCCGATATCGAAGCCAACATCGCCAGTGAGCATTACTTCACTGCCGACAATGGCGAGTGGGGCGCGAGCCGGCACGCAAACAAGCCGAGACACCCGCAGCTCAGCCTCCTCACTTTCTGCGTCCTGGTCCTGCGCAACAACTTCACCGTCACTGGCGAGTCCGCTTGCGCCAGCCCGGAGAACTTCGACGCCGTTATCGGCCAAAAGATCGCCCGCGCTAACGCCGTGGCCAAGATCTGGCCGTTGATGGGTTATGCCCTGCGACAGCAGTTGCACGACGCTGAGAACAGCTTAACCCTTCCGTAACTTCAAGGAAACAGCATGCCACAAGCAGCAACAATCGGCCGGATCGTTTGGGTTTGGCTTGACGAAGCCAGCGACTTTTTTGATGATGGCAACGTCATTGATGAGACCCAACCTTTTCGCGCTGATGTAATCTTTATACAATCGGACGGCAGTGTTCGGTTAAACGTCATTAGTCACTTCGGCGCAATTTTTGACCTTATCGTGGGGCCTATCCGTGACCCGAATCCTGCCGACAGGCATGGACAAGCTGAGCATGAATCCTACGCCTCCTGGATGCCCTACCAAAAAGCACAGCACGACAAAGCCAAAACCCCTGCCGCGTAAGTCCGCGCAGTGTTGCCCGGGCCGCTGGGGGCTTATCCAGCGGCGCCATCCCCCTAAACGATCGAGGCTATTGCCCGAGGTGACAAATGTGTGTATGTATCCCGGCCCCCATGGGCGATTTAAACCACCCGGTCATACCCACACCCACCCCCGCACGCCGCCATGCGTGGCCCCCGGTTTCCGTCCCGGCACGCCCTATCCCCCACACCTAAAAACCACCCGCCCGGCGCCCGCTGGGCATTCTTACTTGGACTTCCCATGCCGACAATCCTATTTTCTGACATCCTCATCAAACCCAACCGACAACGCCAGGAATTCACACCTGAGCACATGCAGGAGTTGAAGAACTCCATCGAAGACCTCGGGTTGATGCATGCCCCAGTTCTGCGCTATGAGGGAACTGGCTGGGTGCTAGTTGCTGGCGAACGGCGGCTTCGGGCGATTTCCGAGATCTTCGAACTCGGGGGATCATTTCAGTACAACGGCCAGCTCTACGAAGGCGGCATGGTGCCCTTTGTCAACATCGGGGATTTGACCGATCTGGAAATTGAAGAGGCGGAGCTGGATGAGAACCTTAAGCGACGTGATCTATCCTGGCAGGAACACGCGGCAGCGGTCGAACGGCTGCATAACCTCCGGGTCAAGCAGCGTCCGCCGAAGTCTGAGCAGATTCTCCTCGCAGGTGAGGTTGCCCAAGTCACGGCCCCCGGCCACACTATCGCCGACACCGCCAAGGAAATCCGTGGCAGTTCCGAGGGCATTCACCAAGAAACCACCCGCCGCGAGATCATCGTCGCGCGCCACCTGTCCAACCCTGCCATTGCCAACGCCAAGTCCGCCGACGAAGCGTTCAAGATCCTCAAGCGGCAGGAAGAGCAAACAAAGAACATCGAATTAGCCAAGACCGTTGGTGCGACGTTCAACGCTGACCTCCACCACCTTCTAAACATGGATTGCCTATCCTACATGGAGACCTTAGCCAATAGCCCAACCACCGCCAAGTTCGACGTCATCTGCACCGATCCTCCCTACGGCATGGGGGCTGACAATTTCGGCGACGGCGCCGGCAAGCTCTCCGGCATCGAGCACCACTACGATGATTCCTACGCTTCGTGGAAAAAGCTGATGACAGCCTGGGCTCCCCTGTCCTACGCAGTATGCAACCCCCAAGCCCACGCTTACGTCTTTTGCGACCCGGACAATTTTCACGAACTTCGCGATCTCATGCGCGCCGCCGGCTGGTACGTTTTCCGCACCCCGCTAATCAACTACAAACTAAACTCCGGCCGCGTTCCCCTCCCTGACCAAGGCCCACGCCGCCAGTACGAAATGATCCTCTACGCGATCAAGGGCAAGAAAACCGTCACCCACATCTATCCAGACGTCCTATCCACCAACTCCGACGAGAACCTATCCCATGGAGCACAAAAGCCCGTCGCCGTTTACCAAAACCTCCTCCAGCGCTCTGCCCGCCCCGGCGACCGCCTCTACGATCCATTCTGTGGCACCGGCCCACTCTTCGAAGCCGCTCACGGATTTAAATGCACTGCAGTCGGCACTGAACTTAATCCAGAATACTTTGCAATGTCGCTCAAGCGAATCCAGCGTCTCAAGGCCCTTGAACAACCCTCGCTCATCTGATCTGAAAACAGTATGGATCGGCGGGAGTTATCCGAACCCAGACCCCCCGGCGAAGAAACCTGTTGGCCGGCCTAGAGGCCCTAACTACAAGCCCGGACCGATATTCAAGCCGGAGCCCTATGAGTTAAAGCTCAACGCCATCACCACCATTGAGGATCACGTTAAAGCCTTGATCCAGTTCTACGAAGGGGCGCGGGAAGCTAGCAGAGAAACCCGGATAGGTTACAGCTACCTCCGGGAACTCCGTAACGGCACAAAAAGCAACCCAGGACCCCGTGCACTCGAAGCCCTCGGCCTCCGCGCTGTCGGCAAAACCTTAACAGTTTACAAAGTCAAAAGACTACCAAAATGAACCAACACCAATTTTCCAAGATCGTTGACCAAACCTTCACTGCTTGCCGGGAACTCCTAGTCGTCAAAGGTGGAGAGTACGCCGGCAACGGTGACCGCTTAGCAAACTTTCATCGCGGGGCAAAGTTAACTGGTTGCACACCGAAACAGGTCCTGATGATTTACCTGTCCAAGCATTATGACTCTCTTGCTACCTATATCAAAACCGAAGCGGAGGGGGAAGTTCGTAAAAGCAGCGAACCGATCGAAGGACGAATTGATGATTTGATTAATTATTGTCTGCTGCTGAAAGCGTTGGTTGCAGAGTCTGCTGTTGAGATGGCTATGCCACAGGCCGTCCCAGCCCCTACGATGTCAAAAATCTTACTCATGCCCTGGCATCATATAAGTACTCGCCAGTCGCCTGATAATATAGTCTTATCTACAAAGGATGATTGTTATCTTTGGAGAAGTATCGTAGACAGTCTCAAGCCCCTAGAAGGTTACGAATGGAAGGGGAAAGTTATAAGTGCCTGGAAATTCGCCGACGAACCCGGTTGGAGATCCCTCTAATGCAATCCCGCCAGCAGTCCATCATCGAGGTCATCTGCAGCACCCTTGCCGCATTTCTCCTCTCCGTCCTGGCGGGGGCGTACATCTACCCCCTGTTCGACTTCTACCCCAGCGGGATGCAAAACGCCACAATCACCTTCATCTTCACCATCATCTCCCTCGTCCGCAGCTACCTATTTCGCCGGTTTTTTAACTGGCTGCACTCAAAGTAACCCACCATGCAAATATCCCCTACAGGCCCAGCACCCGCCCGGATCATGATCGTCGGCGAAGCCCCAGGTGACGAGGAAGTCCGCCGTGGTGAGCCTTTTGTCGGCGCAGCGGGCCAGGAACTTTCCCGCATGCTCAACGAGATCGGGATTTCCCGTAACCAGTGCTTCATCACCAACGTAGTCCGTGTCAAACCTCCCGGTAACGACATGACCTCCTTCATGCCCGTGCGGAAGGGCGACATTACCCCCCAGCACGGCCTCGTTCGGGACAAGATGTGCCTGCCGCCCGTGTGGGAGGGGCTCGAACTTCTCAAGCGGGAAATCGAGATGGTCCGGCCTAACGTCATCATCGCCTTCGGCAACGTCAGCCTGTGGGCACTGACTGGCAAGTCCGGCATTATGTCATGGCGTGGGTCACGGCTCGAGTGTGATCTCGACCTAGCCCTGGACTACAAGCCCAAAGTTATCCCGACCTACGCCCCCTCCGCCGTCCTTCGCAATTGGGCATGGCGCCCGATCGTCCTCCAGGACCTGCGGCGGGCCAAGGGGCATTCGCACAGTCGAGATTTCAAATGTGTGGATTATCGTTTCATAATCCGACCAGATTTCTCTACCGTCCTGGAGTATCTATCCGTCATTGCCAAGGCCGTTACTGCTGCCCCCTTCAAGCTCGCAGTCGACATTGAAACCCGTGCAGGGCACATTGCCTGCATCGGTTTCGCGTGGTCAAAACGGGAAGCCCTGTGCATCCCCCTGATGTGCGTCGAACGGCTCGAAGGCTATTGGACTGAGGAGGAAGAAACCGTCCTCATGTTCGCGCTTTACCAAATCCTCACCCATCCCAACTGCATCGTCCTGGGCCAAAACTTCCTCTACGACGCGCAGTACTTCTGGCGCCATCTCCACTACCTCCCCAATCTTGTCCGCGACACCATGCTCTCCCAGCATGTCTGTTTTTCCAACATGCAGAAGGGACTTGACTTCCTATCCTCCATGTACTGCGAGGACCACGTATACTGGAAGGACGAAGGCAAAGAATGGGACGCGAAAACCGGCGAGGATCAACTCTGGTCCTATAACTGCAAGGACGCGGTTATCACTTACGAAGTCGATGAAACTGAGCAGCGGACAATTGACGCGATGCAGCTCCGCCCTGTTCACGATTTCCAGCAAGCCCTGTTCTGGCCCGTCCTCCGTACCATGAATCGTGGGCTTCGTGTCGACACCGCACGGCGTTCCGCTTTCGCCATGACCCTTATGGACGAGATTGCTAAGCGCGAGCAATGGATGTTTGACGTCCTCGGGGAATCCGTCAACATCAAGTCCCCGAAACAGATGCAGGAGTTATTCTATGGAGTATTCGGACAAAAGCAACAGTTCAATCGAAAGACAAAAACTGTCACCTGCGATGATGAGGCACTTTCTATCATCGCTGATCGCGAACCTATCCTACGACCCCTTATCCGAAAAATACAGGAGCTGCGGTCTCTTGGTGTGTTCCTCAGCACTTTTGTCAACGCACCTCTCGACATTGATAGCCGAATGCGAAGCAGTTTCAACATTGCTGGAACGGAAACATACCGTTTTAGCTCTTCAACCAATGCGTTTGGAACCGGACTCAACCTGCAGAATATACCTAACGGTGGAGACTCAAACGGACTCGAACTTCCTAATGTTCGCAGTCTCTTTATACCCGATCCAGGATATACCTTTTTCGACATTGACCTCGGTTCAGCAGACTTACGAATCGTTGTTTGGGAGGCTGATGAGCCGGAGATGAAACGGATGCTCAAGGAAGGCCTGGACCCCTACACCGAAGTTGCGAAGGAATTCTATCATGATTCAAGTCTCACGAAGAAGGACCCCCGCCGTCAATTGTTCAAGGCGTTCTGCCACGGAACCAATTACCTTGGTACGGCTAAGGGCCTTGCCGAGCGGCTTGGTCTGTCTGTCAATGAAGCCGAAAAAACCCAGCGGTGGTATTTCGAAAAGTTCCCACGGATCAAAAAGTGGCAGGACGATCTCAAGGATCAGGTCTTCAAGCGCCGTATGGTACAGAACGTGTTTGGCTATCGCTGCTACTTCTTTGACCGAATCGAGGGGACGATTTTCAACCAAGCCGCGGCCTGGATTCCTCAAAGCACGGTAGCCTGCCTCATCAATCGCGCCTATGTAGAAATCGACAAATCCCTGCCCGAGGTCGAAATCCTCCTCCAGGTCCACGATTCCCTGGCCGGGCAGTTCCCCACTTCCAAGCCGCACCTAGCCCAGGCTATTATCACAGCTTCCGAAATCGCCTTGCCATACTCTGACCCCTTGACCATTCCTATCGGGATCAAGATGTCAGACAGGTCTTGGGGCGAATGTAAATGAAACTGCGGCAACTCCGCAAACGTAGGTCAGTATGGAGGCCTACGCTGTCGCATATCATTACCAAAACCCTACATCGGCGACGGGAAAGCGTTCTCCGGAACCTCCGCGAGAACAATGCGATATTGAGGCGCCTTATTGGAGACACACATGGCACGACATTATAAAGATTGGCTGACTTCGTTCATGGATTACGCCAGTTTCGGCGAAGCTCCTCGGCACATGTATTTCTGGGCGGGGGTTTCCGCGGTAGCCGGCGCACTTAGGAGAAAAGTATGGATCGATCAAGCGTATTTCAAGTGGTATCCGAATTTCTACATATGTCTGGTGGCGCCCCCGGGGATTGTTTCAAAGTCAACAACAGCTGGCATTGCCATGAACCTTCTCCGTCGAGTAGATGGGATCAAATTCGGCCCAGACGTAGTAACGTGGCCAGCGCTTGTCGGAGCGTTTGCGGAAGCGACGGAAGCTTTCGAGTACAATGGCGAATACTGCCCTATGTCAGCCATGACCCTGGAATCCTCGGAATTTGGGAACCTACTGAACCCGCAGGACAAGGAGATGGTGGATTTACTGGTTTCTTTGTGGGATGGCAAGCAAGGCAGCTTCGAGAAAGCCACCAAGCATTCTGGGAAAGATTCGGTGCAGAACCCCTGGATCAATCTTATTGCATGCACAACCCCAGCTTGGATCGCGGGGAATTTCCCAGAGTATATGATCGGTGGTGGATTTACTTCGAGAACGATTTTTGTATATGCGGACGCAAAGGCCAAATACGTCGCCTACCCAGGACTCGACGTCCCTAAGAACCTCGGCGAGATAGAGCAAAAACTCGTAGATGACCTCAATTCCATCGGCCAGCTCATCGGTGAATACGTCCTAACCCCAGGGGCTATTGCCTGGGGCCGGAAGTGGTACGAAACCCACTACACCACCCGTCCGGCCAACCTTGACCCAGAACGCTTTGGAGGCTACATTGCCCGCAAACAAACCCACATCCACAAGCTCGCCATGGTCCTTGCCGCGTCCTCCGGCGATTCTCTCGAGATCACCGCAGACCACCTCGAAACCGCCCACACCATGGTCACGGACCTCGAACCCGACATGCAGTTCGTCTTCTCAAAGATCGGACGAAGCGACACCAGCCTGTATGCCGAACGGCTGGTGTCTTTTGTTCATACCAAGGGAAAAGTGGCCTACGCGGAAGCCTATCGCCACGTTCACGGATTCTTCCCGTCGATGAGGGATTTCGAGGACGTGTTGGCTGGGTGTGTGCGGGCCGGGTATATCATCCTCCGCCAGGAAGGTTCGTCCCACACACTGATCGCTGGAACCGCCATTGCGACGGCCCAGAATGGCACAGTGCTAAAAACCTCTGAAGGTTGAGGTTATCGTTTGGACAGCTCGGAGATCGTACCGTCTTTGACCTGCGAACTCCGGCTGGACCCAAACTCAAACCCATACACGTCCCGCACCGCCGATGCCAACACCCCGGCCACGAACATGATGGCATTCACGGCGCGCTCGGGCAATCCGGCATCACGGGCGATGAAAAACACGCACAACACCAATCCCCCGACCGCCAACACCGCGAGCACATCCGCCCGCCAATTGTACCGCCCGGCTTGCACAATCGCTACATCACGCCCACGGGCGTTTTGCCGATCCAACAGGAACGCCTTGTCCAGTTCCGCTTCATTCGCCATGACGGATTGGCGGAAAGCTATCACTGCATTCGGATCGGCCTTTAGCGTAATCAGTGCAGCCTCCCCGGTCGATTGTCCTGTGGCAGCTTTTGCAATATCAACAACCTTCGCCGCCGCTGCCTCCGCCTTTTCACTCCCCGTGATCCACTTGATGATCCCAGGGGCGAACTGCGCCAAGCCCATTGCAATAGTAATCGGGTCCATCTCAAGCTCCTAGTAAGTTTTGTGCCACTCGACGCGCCCAGCCTTTGCCTTGGCTTTCCCAGGCAGTCATATTCGTCATAGCCAGCAGTCTCGCTCCGTTAAACCTCGCGACGAAACGAGCTGGGGTGAAGGACCGTAACGTGAACAACGTAGCTGGCCCAATCGCCCCATCCACCGTAGCCCCGATCGCCGCCTGCAGCAACTTCGCCGCCGTCTTCGGCCCGGAGTTAACTGCCGTATCAAATAGGTCAAACGCAACTTCCGGCGGCACGCAGTCACACCCGGCCTTGAGCCAGTAGTCCGTCAGGTAAATCGCCTTTGCCTCATCTACGCGGAGGTTTTTAATATCCAGTTGCGGATACGACATTGCGGAGATTCCATACTTCGTCCCCTTCAGCGCCCCCTGCCCGATTTTCCCTGTCGTCCAATTTCCACGATCCTTCGGGTCATCAGAGTACCCTCCCTCATGCCCCAGGAGCTTTTCGAACGCATCGTCAAAATTCATGAGTGTCTCCAGCCCTGGCTAATCAGGGAAAAGTATACAACTGCGGCGAGGGCTGCCGCCAGCCCCCATCCAAGCACATTCCAGCCGAACTTCATGATCTGGTTATCCAGCCATTCCGTGATGGCTTCCTTGATAACCTTTTTCTGCTCCTCGCGGGATAACTGCGTATCATGCATCTCGGGTCCTTAACGAAGTTCTGTCCAGCGGCTCAGGGCTAGGTTGGCAAGGGCAACAGAGTAAGTAGCCCCGATGGGCACTATAAAGCTGATGGTATGTTCGTAATTACCAGCGTTCGAGAAAGGGCTGGTATAGTAGATTATGGCCGAATTCACACTTCCGGTAAGACTACCTTGCTGAGGGGAACCGCCGCTCGATACCCCAGTAGCGATGACCACAATTGGCCGTCCGGTGGAGTTAGTATAAGTTACCCCCGCCGCCCTAGAAGCGAATACATCCTGGTAGGACTGAGAAGTGCCGCCAAGAGCTGCGGCCGCGGCAGCTGCAGTTGCATTGTTTGTTGCAGCTGTGGTGGCGTTGGTCGTGGCTGTCGTTACCCCGACAGCGATGGCAGCGTTGACCTGCCCAAGTCGGGTGACGTCCGCTGGGGCTGTGGCGTCGGCCCCAGCGGTAAGACGCCCATCGTCATTGGTGTTCGCAATGAGGGTGCCGGAGTTGCCGATGAACCTGTGCGGGATCGCACTGTACCCTCGATAGGAGGTAGAGGCACTTGAAGCAAAAAATAACCGATTCGCGCCGCTACTGTCAGAGACCCAGACGTCAACAGTTCGGCTCAAGTAAGCTGCTACCGTCTGCGACAGTGTGGTAAATTCCTGATTCGCCGTAGCATTCAGCGCATTCGTGAACTTATGGTTCGTCAGGTCCACGTTCCCGGTAATCGGCGCTTGCCCGTCCCGGACCAAGGTCAGTGCCAGCCCCGCGCGAATATCGTCAATCACCGCGTTGAAGTAAGCTGCCCGAATCGTATCGCCCGCAACTGCCGGATACGTCGGGGGTGGTAAGGGGTCAAATCCGCCTACGCCGTTATATGGCATGAGTGTCTCCTATGTGTGCGGATTATGCCGCCATAACCTACACAATTATTGGTCAGCCGTCGCAGTCGCTGCGCCGATGGTGGAAAAGATAGCCAGTGCCTTTCCGCTCATAGGCGGCACTTTGCCAAGTTCGGCCAGCTTAGCGGCGCCCTCGGGGGTTGTCAAGATCTTGTCGAACTGCTGGAGGGTCTTTGCCATGGTAGCGTCCTCGATCCGCCGGGCTACCTGCTCAAAGGGCAGGAAACCGAAGACACGAAGGGCGTCAGCGCCGTAGGATTTCCCACTGAGTTGGAACACTTCCTCGCGTTGCAGGCCACCGACAGTCGCCGGCCGGGAGCGGAGCGCCTTCGTGATCTGGGCAAAGTTCTCCAGCCCCTTGACGACCTCCGCTGGGGGGAGGTTGAAAGATTCCGCGGCGGCTGAGGCTCCTTGTCGGAGCCCATTCCATTGATTCCGATTAGCGAACAAGGCAGAGAATACCTTTTCCGCTGCGTCGGCGACCACCG